AATAGATTCGGCTTCTGTGCATAACTGAAGCAGCTTTGATCTTTGAGCATCAGTGGCCGCATTGAGGGGCACCTCGATGTCATCAAAGACCAAAAGATCGGCCCTCGATCCAGTCAAGCTGGACGTGATTCCACCGCTTTTACAGCTCGGTGCCTGGTGAGGTTTTGCAGGGCCTACATCAAAACTTATACGGCTCCATCGTTGATCGTCGCTTCTCGGTGCCAGATGGTTTAAGAAGCTGATGTCTGAGATGAGCTTCTGACAAAATATCGAGAAGTTGTCGGCGCGTTCTTTGCTCGCACTGACAACCAATATCTTCACATCTGGGTCTCGGTAGAGGGTCCATAAAACAAATGCAGAGGTAATCCAGCTCTTGCCTACGCCTCGAAAGGCTTGTATCTGTAAACGTTTAGGCCCATGCTGGAGATAAGCAGCAATGCCGAGTTGCGCCCGCGAGGGGCGCGGTAGACCCAGCTCTTGCCACAGCAGAGTCAGGAAAGCTCTGAAGTCCTTCCTGATCTTTGCGTCAAGTTGTTTGGTGTTCATAAATCAGCACTTCCAACGTCGCCGCGCTTTGCGCAACCGACTGTTGGGATCTTTCGCGGCTTTGGGAAACTTTTTCATCTGACCGGCAGACCGGGCGCAGTAGCTCTTCTTACGAGCACCGCCACCCGGCTGGGGAGCCTTAAGGTTGCTCCCCGTCTTCCGGTTGATACGTGCGCGGCCTTTAGCAGTGAGGCCACCTTTTTTGGACTTGCAGCCGTTCTTGACGCCGCAGCCCTTCATGGCTCCTTTGGCCATGGTTATCAGCTCACAGTGATAGTGAGGGCTTCCTCGAAGGTGCCACCGTTGCTGTCGGTGACGCGGACACGGACGGACTTAGTACCAGCGGAAGCCTGTGCGGCAGTGCCGGTGTACTGAAGGGTTGTGCCAGAGATAGCGAACTGAGCGTTGTTGGTAGAGCCAGTACCAGACACCAAGGTGAAGGTAAGGCTGAACTGAGTACCAGCAGTGGCGGACAGAGTGCCGATGGTGACAGGAGTCACGTTGCCAGCAGTACCCGTAGCCAGGGCAGCAGCAGACAGAGCAATATCAGTTGGGGCTTCACTAGTCAGGGCCACAGTGGCTCGGCCAATACCAGCAGTAGTGGTCTGACGGTCACGGGCGATGCAGGCGTCCAGAATCACCAGAACGTCACGGACGGTGCTGGAGGTTGTGATGGCAGCCAGTGCAGTATCAGCAGTGGAGTCGATAGGAACTTCGGCAAAGCGATAAGCGCCAAGGGTGCCGATGCGGCGGTTTGCCTGAGCAGTAATAGTTACAGCAGTCATTGTTAATTAAGCAGATTGAAGATCAAGAAATTCGTGAAGGTCTAGTGACCCTTTGGCCTGGTTACAAGAACGGCAGGCAGTACAACAATTTTGAGCAGAAGTCTTTCCCCCTTTACTCTGGGGGCGTATGTGGTCGATGGTTAGGTTTTCTGTAGATCCGCAGTAGACGCATTTGTGCCCATCTCGAGCCTTAATAAGTTGACGCCACATTCGCTTGGCATCGCCAGAACGAAATGTGAGGAGGTCATACATGAGGCTTTGTGGGCTGTCCATCGATGGCTCATTCCTTACTTCTTAAACTTGGATTTTCCGTTTCGTCCGTTTCGTTTACGGTTAGTCGATGCTTTCTCGAGCGTGGTCCTGCCAGATTTCTTGTGGCTCACGTCGAGGCCATCGCGGTTCCCATAGGTTCCACGGCGACGGTTTTCTTTATTTAGTGCTGCCCGACGCTTACGCTGCGCGGGCTTGCGGTTGTATTTTTTTTGTGCCCGGAGTCGGGCCGGACTTGATTTTGTCATTACAAGTATTCTTGAACTTCGTCAAAGCTCAGTTCAGGAATTACACCAGCAAGGCCAGCAAGAGGTGAACCTTCAATAGGAACACCAGTGATGTCATTAGCCTTAAGCCACTCAATAGCGGCTCGTAGGTCTGCCGTGCTGGCATCCCCCGACCTGATGCGTTCAGTAATTTCTAGAGTCAATAGAGCATGTAGCTCATTAAAAGAACTTTCTGTAGCTCTTTGCGGAAAGTTATCCATGACGAATTACGATTTGGTCAAGTTTGTTTTCGATGCGAATCATGTGTGATTCCATCTTGCGCAAGATCTCGGCAAGATCTGCTTTGCTTACATAGTCAGAAGCAAGACGCAGTTCCACGCCGTCTAGACGCTTATCCAATTCAGTAATGCGATCATGCACTCGGTTGATCCTTGAGTGCAATCTGTTGAGCAATGCTGCTCCGCCAGCAATCACAGCAACGATTGAGGAAACTGTTGCTTCAATCACCAGCCTGTCCTAATTACTAGCCTTAGCAGCATCCATAACAGGTACGTCAGGCACACGATCAGAAGAAGCTCTGTCATCTTTAGGTTTTACAATAGGAATAATATCGCTGCATAAACTTACAAACTTAGATCCTGGCCTAAAGGTAAAAGAAAGGCGTTGCAGTTCTGCGCACTTAGTAGCCCTCAATAGCTCATAATCTAATCTCATGCGTTGTTCATGCCTACGGGCAATGTCTTTACATTGCTGAATCATGTCGGAATCCAGAGGCACCATAAAGTTAAGTTGAGCGCCGTAATTATTATTGCGAACATAACCTTCTGCCTCGTAAGGAATAGTGTCATTGCCCATATAAAAAGGTGAGAAGGTCATAGTGGCACCATTGCAGCTATTGCCGGGTCGAAAGAATTGACGACTCGGTGCTCCATTGTTCTGGAACTGAATTGCTTGGTTATTTACTGTGCCGCTAGCTGAACTCGAAGGCGCTGATGTATTTTGAACTTCTGGCTCTGCATACACAGGAGCACAAAGCATCACTGGGAGAAGATACTTAAAGAAGTTGTAGTAGTGGTTTGGTCGATTGATTCGGTGATGTCGATTGTTTCGATGACTCCCGCATCGCGAGAGGTGATCTCGAGTTGCCATGGTTCCGCAGTGTCAGTAATGGAGAAAGTTGTGCTATCTCCAGATGGATCTCCAGACGCAGTAATGTTGGTCCCAGACCAAGAGCTGTAGGTGCCACCCATGACCTCAGTGTTAATAACTCGATCGATAGTGGTGACGGTGGTGCTAGTGCTTTGCATAGACCCCTGAGTAAATTTTGGGACTACACTTTGCGCACAAGCAGGGCCACTTAGTAGTAGCAAAAATAAAACATGTGGTGTAAGTTTCAAGACTTTTTCTCCCTTGAAATAGAAAAAGCGGAAGCAAGTGTCCCGCTCAAAATGCTGGCGATATATGTGGGATCCATCTTTTCCATCCATCCTGCATAATTAGCAGTGAGCATTGCACAAGCCCAACAAAGGACTAGGAACTGGACAAATCCTGCTTTGCCTTCTTTTTTGTTAGGCGAGTCCACATTTGTTTTAGGACTGGCTTGCTGATTGTCACTATCCATTTGAAAGCACTAGTTGCTGTAAGAGTTGCTGCGACAGAGATCACAGCCGTCGTTCCAGCGGCCACCATGATTTCATTAGTAGGCATTGGAACGTCAACCTCTGTGAATGGAACACGGAAGTTCTGAACCTCTGGGGCTGGTATTTGTGGAACAGCTTGCGGCGTTACTCTTTGAGTTTCTGGGCTTTCTTTGACAGGGGCCTTTGGAGGTGTAGCCAAGTCGTTAGGCGGAACCACCATGGGCTTAAAGCTAGGTAGGTCCGCCTTAGGTAACTCAAGAATTGGTGTCGGTAAGTGGTAAGGCTCAGGCAGGTCTATGGACGGCACCAGTATCGGTTCGCCCAGGTCCATTACATGCCTAGGCCGCGCTTCACGATGCGCACCGCTTCGTCATCCAGCTCAGTGGAGGTTGAGGCGGCAAGTTTCTCGAGAAGAGAAATTACGAGTTTTTTAACTGCTTCTGTTTGAACAAAAGAAATAAGTACAGGTCGAATAAGTGCAATCATGATTAGCTCCAGGGAGTACCGGCCCCGACGGTTGGGGTCGCTTGTTCTTCGAGACGGGCGTCAAGAGCAGCAGCAACTTCTGCAACCTTCTCTTCGCCAAGAGCGGCTTTCACCCAGCCCACGCACACTTCCTCAGTGAGGTCTGCATAGGGGGTGGTCACATCGCCTTCCAGGCCGATGGAGCCGTAGGCAGATGAGGAGTAGACCTCATCGTCAGAGCGTGCATCGACGGTGTAGTGAACAATAGAAACGCGACCGTCAGCAAGAGTGCGGTCGAGGTTAGTAACTTTCCAAGTAATAGTAGACATTGTTAGTAAATAAAAAAATAGAGTGGATAATTAGCAAGCCATAAGCACACAAGGTACGCAATAGCTGCCGTCTGCATAAGTCGTTGAAACCGTAGTGCTAGTCACCTTGGCAATAGTCTTGGAGCGCACGATGTCATCATCCTGCGGTTTTGCCGTTCCATCACCAGCCGACATGAGCAAATCACCGCGTAAGACGGTTGTTCCCTGTGCAATGCGGATAACAAAATCACCCGTCATCGCGCAGTAGAAGTCATTGGTGTAGGTGTCATCGTCATCGTCCCAAGCTTGGAAGACACCAGACGCATTTGGATCGCCTTCAACATCGCTGACCTTCATGCGGTTTAGCTGTTCGTTGTTTTCTGTGCCCCACTCGCACATCTCATCAAGGTTGCTCAATACAGAGCCACGCAAGATCTCAGTGCGTTCTGCACCACCTGCAAGTTGTGACCAGCGAGAAAGGTGAGCGCCGTTGTAAGAAACAGTCGAACCAGAAACTGAAATAGTGCCTTCATCAATATTGGCTTGTCGGAAATGAAGGATATTGCCGTCGCTAGTGTTCCTATTAAGGAACAGACAAGGCTCTCCCCTGTTGGCAACATAAATGTGCCCCTCTTTGTAATAGAAAACATCTGCTGCGTTAGAAGAAGATGTTACGCCTCTGCCGTCAAAAGATATGCTTCCGTTGTTAAAAATACGAACCCGCTCGGTGCCACTACCACCTACAGAGCCTCCTCCTGTGACGCCAGTCTTAAATACAATTCCACCAACATCTGTTCCTATATTCAATCCATTAGCGTTTGCACCTAGATAGCCAGACGCAACTTGTGTGGCGACAATCCTAACTTCAGAGTTTTGATTATTAGCACTACCTTCAACATGTAATTTGTGTGTAACACTGCTTATTCCTATGCCAACATTTCCAGAGCTGTCGATTCGCATCCCCTCGGTGTTGCTGGTATAAAACTGGATTGGTTGCGACTCTCTTTGAATGATATTTAACGCGCCTGTTGAGCTATCAACAGAAATAGTTGTTCCATCTCCACTTCCTGTGCCTGTAGTTGCGTTTGTAAAGTCAAGACGAGGAGCACTAGAAGAATGTAAGTGAAGAAGTCCACGCGGCGACGACACTCCGATGCCAACATTCCCAGAGCTGTCGATGCGCACCCGCTCCGCTGCGGCGGAACCAAAACGCATATAATCACTACCATGATCATATTCGATATAACCACGGTATTCAGAGTTTCCACCAGTGCCATCTGACATATAGATAGAACTTCTGCTTGAAGTGCCAGCACGAATAGTCATGCCGG